GGAAGAATCCCCGGTCAATACATTACCGGCAACCAACTTTACTCTGGACTGCCTTTTGGTATGACCCAGCCGATGGGCATGATGAATTTCATGCAACCCATAATGCAACCAACGATATACCAGCCTCCGCAGTTGTCTCAGCAATATATGCCCAACCGTGGGTTGATGTCTGGGTACTCGACAGGCTTTGGCCCTTATGGTGGCTATAGAAGACCGAGATTTGGCGGCGGTAAGGGTGGCCCCATATATCGCCCGATGGGCGGCAAGGGCGGTTTCGGCTACTGAGATGCGCCGCAATTACCGCAAGGAATACGACAACTACCAATCCAAGCCTAAACAGCGCCGAAACAACGACAAGCGGAAATCCGCTAGGCGCTTGATGGAAAAGGAAGGCAAGGTTAAGAAGGGTGACGGCAAAGACGTAGCCCACAAGAAACCACTGGCAAAGGGCGGCTCTAACAAGAAGGGCAACCTGAAAGTGGCAAATAGATCAAAGAACAGGTCATTCAAGCGCACTAAAACAGCACGGATGGCGTAATGTCAGAGCTAATGACGCCGGAGTTAGCGAAGAAGCTAAAAGGCGCACCAGCAGAAGTAAGGCTAAGAGCCGCCGAGCTTCTGGAGAAAGCAAAGCAAGCTGAAGAGATTGAGAGGGCACAGACCACCTACATGGGGTTTGTGAGGCACATGTGGCCTGCATTTATTGAGGGCAGGCACCACAAGATCATGGCAGAGGCGTTTGAGCGCATCGCCAAAGGCGAACTGAAGCGTCTGATTGTGAATATGCCGCCACGGCATACCAAGTCGGAGTTTGCCTCTTACTTGTTACCGGCATGGTTCTTGGGACAGATGCCCGAGAAGAAGATCATTCAAACAGCGCATACCGCTGAGTTATCTGTCGGCTTTGGCAGAAAAGTCAGAAACCTTGTGGATTCGGATGACTTCAAGAAAGTCTTCCCTAATTTACAGCTAAGGGCAGACTCAAAGGCGGCGGGACGTTGGAGCACCAACAAGAACGGCGAATACTTCGCTATCGGTGTTGGCGGTGCGGTGACAGGTAAAGGTGCCGACCTATTGATTATTGACGACCCTCACTCAGAACAGGAGGGTCAGTCAGCAGACCCAGCGGTGTTTGACCGGACCTATGACTGGTATACATCTGGGCCTCGACAGCGACTCCAGCCGGGAGGCGCTATTGTTATTGTAATGACACGCTGGCACATGCGTGATCTGACCGGCAAGATCATTAAGTCTTCTGCTCAACGGGTTGGTTCCGATGAGTGGGAGCTAATAGAGTTTCCAGCCATCATGCCATCAGGAAAACCCCTGTGGCCTGAGTTCTGGAGCCAAACGGAGCTTGAGGCTCTGCGGAGCGAACTGCCCTCCCCCAAGTGGAACGCGCAGTACCAGCAAAACCCAACCGCTGAAGAAGGCGCACTGATCAAGAGAGAATGGTGGCAGAGGTGGGAACACGATCATCCACCGCAATGTGAGTTCGTGATTCAGTCATGGGACACAGCTTTCTTGAAAACCCAACGGGCAGACTACTCTGCCTGCACAACGTGGGGCGTGTTTTACCACCCCGACGATGACGGCATATCACAGCCGAATATCATCCTATTGGATGCCTACAAAGAACGTCTGGAGTTTCCTGAGCTAAAGAAAACGGCTTATGAAATGTGGAGCGAGATGCAACCAGACGCATTTATCGTGGAAGGAAAGGCGGCAGGGATGCCGCTTATTTTTGAGCTACGGGCGATGGGGATTCCGGTTTCGGAATACACCCCCTCGCGTGGCAACGACAAGATAGCAAGGGTCAACGCTGTTGCTGACTTGTTTGCCTCTGGCAACGTATGGGCACCAGAGACACGATTCGCTGAAGAGGTCATTGAAGAATTTGCCGCGTTCCCTGCTGGGGAGCATGACGACCTTGTGGACTCTTCAACGCAAGCACTTCTCCGTTTTAGACAGGGCGGTTTTGTATCGCTACACACTGACGAGGAAGATGACTTTGACCCCCACGGGAGGGTCGCCAACTACTACTGAGGGTTTATGGCCTTTCTGCAAAGCAATATCCCACACTTCAAGTGCTGGGTGAGACGCGAATACACGCACAACCACAGCAAATACCACGGCGAGTTTTTACACGCTATGGCGATTGCAGTAACAACGATGCCTTGTCGGTGTCTCAGCTTCCAGATCATATTCACTGGCGCTGAAACCTATGACAACGACGAGCCAAACATCCACGGAGGCGCGATGTGGGCAAGGATGCCCATCACTGCTTTGGTCGGAGACACCCCCTTTGAGGAGTGGCCCCAGCCGATGCCGGTCTACGCGGCCCAGCCGTGGGACTGCTCATCTAGGGAGCACAGCGTTTATGTCCTTGATAGGGCAACGCCGTGCCCTTGGATCGCCAAGATAGACGGGGAGTTTTACCCTGCAAAGTATCTGTTCACGGTGGACTACACAGATAACGAGATCGCAGATGACCCTGCCCAACACAAGCAGAGTCATGTGATGGAGCTTCTGGATGCAGGCCCGTGGACAGGCAACATTGTGGCGCTACCCAACAACCGTGTACGGGTGACACACCCAGCATGGTGGTCAACGGGAGAGGGCGCACCGGACTTTAGACCGTCACAGCATATTCATTACTCCAAGTCCGACTTGGATTACACGCTGGACGTAAACAGAGTATTCGACAACTTATACGCAGGTGAGGACGATGAAAAACAAGATGAACCCTAGGGGCGGCAAAATGCGAATGGGCATGTCGTCAGGTGGCAAAGGCGACAAGCTGAAGATGGTGAAAGACCCAGACACCGGAAAGCAGGTGCCCTTTTTCACGGTTGACGGTGAAGGCAAGGCCGGTGGAGGCCAAGCAATGGTTCCCAAGACCAAGGGCTACTTCAAGGGCGGCAAAGCCATGCAGAACAAAATGAACACCAAGGGTGGCAAGATGGGCGGCAAAGGCTAATGGCTAGAAAAAAAAGCCAAAGCAAATCAAAAAAGCCAATAGACCTCACAAAAGGCCGTAAGCCGATTACGGAAGAGGATGTTGAGCTTTATGATGGCCCGACAAGGGGTAAGCGAGGCTATAGGCTAGAGCGTGACTCTACTCCAGCGGCTACCTTTCCTGCTCCCATTGATCCTGTAGAAAAACGCATGGTCAACCCATTGGGCAATATAAGAAACGCCAAAATTAAACAACAGGGGCGAGAAGGAAGAGCGCGTAGAAGCAAAGAGCGTTTTGCAGAAAGGGAAAACAGAAGAAGACAATCACTTGTTGATGCCTTGGAAGACAATTATGGCTTTAATGATTCGGTAAAAGCCAAAGTTGACCTTGATGACAGAAAAGAAATGCGTGGTGGCGGAGCCGCTACTCGCGGAATCAAATTTTCTAGCAGGTCTAACTAAATGGCAATTGACCGCGTAGCAACACCCTTCAGCCCCCAAGGGGGCGGTGAAGACCTAGAGATCGTGATCGAAAACCCTGAGTCTGTCAGTGTGATGGACGAAGACGGGGGGATGATTATTGATTTCGACCCAAATATGCCTGTCCTTATGGGCGCAGATCATGGCTCTAACCTAGCGGAGTACATGGACGAGCGAGACCTAGATAGTCTTGCTAGCGAGCTTGTCGGGCAGTTTGACGCCGACCGTATGAGTCGTGCGGACTGGGAAGACTCTTATGTCCGTGGTCTTGACTTGTTAGGACTAAAGTTTGAGGACAGGTCTACACCGTGGGAGGGCGCTTGTGGCGTTTTCCACCCGATGCTGTCTGAGGCGGTCATCCGCTTTCAAGCCCAGACCATACAGGAAATATATCCTGCCAGCGGGCCTGTAAAGACCACCATCGTCGGCAAGATAGACGACGAAAAGACCAAGCAGGCACACAGAGTACAGAACTACCTGAACTACCTGATTACCCAGCGTATGACGGAGTACAGGACGGAGACAGAGAAGCTGTTGTTCTCTCTGCCGATTGCAGGCTCTGCATTCCGCAAAGTCTACTTTGACCCAAGTATGGGCAGACCCTGCGCCATGTTTGTGCCAGCAGAAGATTTTGTGGTCAGTTATGGTGCGTCTGACTTATCAACGTGTGAACGCGCCACCCATGTAATGAAGAAAACTTCCAATGAAATCAGGAAGTTACAGGTTGCTGGGTTTTATTCAGACATAGATTTGCCTGCACCAACACCGGACATTTCTGAGATACAGCAGAAATATGACCGGATGACGGGAGACTCGGACAACTACGAGCTTGATCACAGGCACACCCTGTTGGAGATGCACGTTGACATCGACCTGCTAGGGTTTGAGGACACGGACAAGGGTAAGCCCACGGGCATTGCTTTGCCCTATGTTATTACCATTGACAAGTCATCACGAACGATTCTGTCGATACGGCGCAACTGGTACGAAAACGATCCCAAGAAAATGAAGCGGGATCACTACGTCCACTACCAGTATCTGCCGGGGCTGGGATTTTATGGGTTTGGCTTGGTACACATGATCGGCGGTCTATCCAAGTCGGCAACATCTTTGCTCCGACAGTTGGTAGATGCTGGAACACTTGCCAACCTACCGGGAGGATTGAAGTCTCGGGGACTCAGAATTAAGGGTGATGACACTCCCATCATGCCCGGCGAGTTCCGTGACGTAGACGTTCCGGGTGGTGCAATCCGCGACAACATCACGTTCCTGCCTTACAAGGAGCCAAGCAACGTCCTTTACCAGTTGCTGGGTGACATTGTGAACGAGGGGCGTCGATTCGCGTCAGCGGCGGATGTGAAAGCCTCAGACATCAATGGCGAAGCGCCGGTTGGCACCACGCTTGCAGTGTTAGAGCGCGAGATGAAGGTGATGAGTGCGGTACAGGCCCGTGTTCATGCCGCCGTCTCCAAAGAACTCAAGATATTGTCAGAGCTTGTCAGGGACTATGGTCCAGAGGTCTACCCCTACGAGGAGGAGAACGGCCAGACCGTCCCCACGGACTTTGATGACAAGGTAGATATTATTCCAGTCAGCGATCCCAATGCAGGGACGATGGCGCAAAGAATCATGCAGTATCAGGCGGCGTTGCAGTTGGCGGCTCAGGCACCCCAGATGTATGACATGCCACTGCTTCACCGCCAGATGTTAGACGTTCTGGGCATCCAAGATGCAGACAAGATTGTTCCGACAGAGGACGATATCAAGCCGACAGATCCAGTCACAGAAAACATGAAAATCATTACTGGCGAGCCGGTCAAAGCGTTTATTTATCAGGATCACGAAGCGCACATCCAAGTTCACATGGCGGCAATGCAGAACCCCGACATTATGAAGATGGTTGCCAGAGCGCCCAATAAGAAGGCTATAGAGGCCGCATTTGCCGCCCACATTGCAGAACATGTCGCGTTTCTATACAGGTCTAAGATTGAAAAGGAACTGGGCGTGGAGCTTCCCGGCCCAGACGAGAAGCTACCTGAAGATATCGAACTGCGTATATCTAGACTGGCGGTGCCTGCCGCAGAACAGCTTACAGGCAAGGCTCAGATGATGGCGCAGGCAGAACAAAACGCCAAGCAGTCACAAGACCCTGTTATTCAGATGCAACAGCGAGAGCTGGCGATCAAGGAACAGCAGGCGGCGGCTAAGGCGCAGACCGACATGGCGAAAGTCCAAGTCGATGCACAGAAAGCACAAGCTAAGACAATGCTTGATCTGGAAAAGATGGATCAAGAGGAACGCCTAGAAAGCGCAAAAATCGCCGCAAAGGTGGCGATGCAGGATTCCAAAGAGGAAGCCCAACAAGAGATTGAGGGATTCAAGGCTGGATTCAACCTAATCAGGGACACCCTAGATGACGAAAAAGGCAACGAATAACGTCCTACAGGCTATACAGGATGACCTGAGAACCCAGATGAACGAGGTCTCAGATCACATGGCGGTGGGCGGTTGCAAGGACATGGATGAATATTCTCGCAACGTGGGGATCATCCAAGGGCTGGCCTTTGCAGAGAGAACGCTACTGGACCTAGACGACAGGTTGGAGCGCGAGTAATTCGTTACAAACGGTAACGCATGGTGACACCAGACACCTATCTCTGGTGCAGGAACGGACTATGACTGAAGAAGACACACAAGTTGCCAAGCAACTACCGGACCCCAAAGGTTACAAATTACTTATTGCTCTCCCAGAACCGGAAGAAATGACGGAGGGAGGCATCCTCAAGGCAAGAGAAACCATGCTGACAGAAGAGATTGGTTCTGTTTGCGGGTTTGTAATGAAGATGGGCGCTGACGCTTACGGAGACAAAAAGCGTTTCCCAAGCGGCCCGTGGTGCGAGGAAGGTGATTGGGTGCTGATGCGCTCATATAGCGGAACGCGATTCAAGGTTCATGGTAAGGAGTTTCGCCTTATCAACGACGATAGCGTTGAAGCAGTAGTTGAAGACCCAAGGGGGATTGTGAAGGTATGAGCGAAGAGCAGATGGAAGAGCAAACCATGTCCACTGAGGACAAGTTTTTCGGTGTCAAGACAACCATTGGCGGCGAAAAGTCCGATGTTGATGTCGAAGTCGTAGATGACCGGCCCCCAGAGGATCGCCGTCCTCCTGCCAAAGAGGCCAAGGAGGAAGAAGGTGGTGACGAAGAAAAAGAAGAGGAACCAGTTGATCTTGAAGAAATCATTAAATCATTATCAGAAGATGCTTACACAGCTGGTGTTGATGATGGCGAAGCAGGTGACTCGGTTGAGAAACCAGATGCTCCAAATAAATTGAAAGAAGCGTATGCTACTATTCAGTTTATGAGAGAGAAACTTGCTGAAGTTAATCTGTTAAACGCAAAACTATTGTTTACAAACAAATTGTTTAGAAACAATGGTCTAGATGAGTCTCAAAAACTACGAGTGATTGAAACTTTTGATAGAGCAGGTTCGGTTAGAGAAGTAAAGTTAGTTTACTCTACTTTAGCTGAGTCGCTTAAATACGATGCAAAAGCGACGAAGAAGGTTAAAAAAATTACAGAAGGTCTAGCATCAAAGCCTTCTAAAACAACTAAACCTGCTAGCAAGCAAGTTATCAACGAAGGTAATGAGTTAGCTGACAGATTTAAGAAACTTGCTGGATTGATTAGATAATCCAGACTAATTTTATTAGGAGATAAAACATGAACGTTTCAGGCTTAATACAAGATGCTGGTAATACTTACAACAAGCAACTTGAAAAGACTCGTGCATTAGTTGGAAAGTGGGACAAGACCGGATTATTAGAAGGTATTGATCATGAGTATGACAAGCACGGAATGGCTGTTCTTCTTGAAAACCAAGCTCGTCAGTTAATCGACGAGGCAAGTACTGGTAACAGAGGTACTGCAACTGCTGGCTACGAAGAGTGGTCAGGTGTAGCTCTTCCTTTGGTAAGAAGAATATTTGCCGAAATCGCTGCAAAAGATTTTGTTAGCGTACAACCAATGAATTTACCATCTGGTCTAGTATTTTACTTAGACTTCAAATATGGTGGTGATGCCGCAGGTGGATCAGCTGCAAAAGCTGCAAATGCTGGATTCACATTGAACGACACAACTAAAACACAAGCGGGTACAGTGCATGGTACAACCAATGCAGCTGGTGATCCAACTGGTGGTTTATACGGTGCTGGTTCATACGGTTTTTCTATTAACAACGTAAAATCACAAGACTTAACTGTTCCTGCAGCTGCTGCTGATGGTAACGGTTCTGCTGCTGGTTCTGCTGCTGGGTCATCCCCACCTAAGTCCAAGTCACCTCCTCCTTCATCTCCTCCTAAGTCTAAGTCATTACCACCTTCTA